AGTCGTATCGTGTCATACTTGACAGCATGCAGGAATCGTGCCATGCTGTCAGTAGGTTGAACGCCAGTGCGGTGTTTGGCTTCCTGACCGGGTCGTGACGATAGGCAGGTTACAACCCCATCCTCCTATCTATTCTCACTCCCATACGAGGGTTAAATCGTAACAGGAAGTTAAATGGCACTTTTTCCTACGACCGCAATTGAGAACATCGGCTTCTCGCCGGCTGTGTTCACTGGGTATTCAATTGAGCGCACCAAGGAACTGACCAAGTTCGTTAATTCTGGCATCCTTCAGGCCGATCCGGTTCTAGAGAACTGGGTAAACGGAGTAGCGGGCGGGGGCGGGGGCGGCCTGTTGCTGACCCAGCCCACGTGGAACGATCTTGATTCTTCGGTGGAAGAGCGTGTTGGCAGCGATGCCCAGGCGCCTTACTACCAGGATCCCGCGGCAGTGTTTTCCTTGCTGGAGCCGCAGATTATCACCGCGCACGTCGAACAGGCGGTTCGGGTTCAGCGCAACATGCACTGGTCAGTTGCTTCGTTGACGCAGAGTGTTTCTGCCAGCAGCCCCTCCATCCTGGAGGTTGTGGGTAGCCTAACCGGCACCTACTGGGCACGTCGGTTTCAGCGCTTCGTTCTGGCTATCTTGGCCGGTGTGGTGGCGGATAACGACCTGGCGCCCAACGGCACGGATACCCACACGCAGGGTGACCTGACGGTGGATATCTCTGGTGGGTCGTTCGTCAACGGAATCACCAACTTCAATGCTGATGCGCTGAATGATACGTTGCAAACCTTGGGTGACGCGGACAACCAAATCACCAATCTGGCTGTGCACTCCGCGGTTCGTAATCGGATGCGCAAGAACAACCTGATTGAGTTTGAGAAGGACTCTGAGGGCAATCCGCTCTTCGAGACGTTTTATGGCCTTCGCCTGACGGTCGATGACGGCATGCCGCAATCCGGTCAAATCTACGACTCTTACCTGTTCGGTCCCGGATTCCTTCGTTTTGCGATGGCGCCGGCCCCCAACGCGCTGACCCGTGAGTTCCACAACCATGGTGGCAACGGTCAGGGTGTTGACGAGTTGTGGAATCGGGTGGCCTGGTGTGTTCACCCCATGGGCCACCAGTTCGTGGGCAGCATCGGTACGGACACCGCCGGTCCCACCAACGCTGTGCTGGATGACGCGGCCAGCTGGTCTCGTTCCGCGCAAACTCGCAAGAACATCCCCTTCGCCGTTCTCCGGACCCGCGAGGCCTAATTGGTCTCCCGGTGCATAGACCTTGGGGTCTATGCACCGGGAACCACTTCCCCCTCCCTGAAAGGAAAACGAAATGTCCAAAGGATTTCCGCGAGCAATCGCCAACAACCCGCAAGTAGCCCAAACGCGCGCTATTCCAGTCAAAGACCTTCCATTGCTGGTGACAGCTACTGGGGCCGGTGTCGGTTTCGGTAGTGCCGTTGCCGGTGGTCTACCGCAGGGTAACGTCCTCATTCTTGGCGCGACCAGTTATCTGTCTTTTAGCACCGAAGATGATGACGTTGTTGATGCCGCATTCCCCTCCACTTATGGTATCGGTACTACGGTTGACGCAAACGGAGCTATCGCCGGCACGGAAGAAGATATCATCGCAGAGGTTACCAACGGCGCAGCAACTGCGAAGGTGACACCGGTTGTTCGCGGTGTGGGAGCTGGCCTGATGGTTGATAACACTGCTGCCGACGTTGATCTCAATATCAACTTTGCCCTGACGGACGAGGCTGACATTACGGACGGCACCACGGCTCCGTTCCTGGTAAACGGCACAATTTACCTGGCCTATCTAGTGCTCGGTGACGACTAACCAATCAAATAGGGACAATGTCCAGAAGAAAAGGAAAAACCCAACCCATGAATCCCGAAGCAATCAAGTCCCTACTTGGTGTTAGTGAAGACTCGTCCCCGGAACCGACGGCCGAAGCGCCGCCGGTTCCGGTCCCCGAAGTTAAGGTCACCGCAACGCCGGTCCCTGAAGAAACCATGCTACAGCGGCAGACCCGTCAGGCTCAGGAGCGCCAAGCCGCCAAAGCAGTCCTAGCACAAACCCCGAAAGAGCCTTCGCTAGAAGTGGACATGGCGCAATTGCGTGTCGAAGTCAGACAGGCAGAGGAAGCACTACAGGCTGTTCAGGCCGAAGCTGACGAAAAGAATAAAGCGGTGAAGGCTGCACAGAAAGTTGTGGAGCAGAAGCGCTTTGAGATGCGTAATCGGGACAAGCGTACTGCGGCTGAAATCAACCGTGAGTACATTGACCGCCAGATCAAGTTGCGTTTTGAGCAGCACGCCGCAGTAGTGGCTAAGCAGACTGCTGCAATGCGAACTGGCATCTTTACAGAGCAGGAGCTTCAGGCACTGAACCCGTCTGCTTCTCCCCTGGATCGCGCCGTCTCTGATCGGAACCACAAAAGCAGGCTCCAAAACTGAGGCGTGAATGGCTGCAACGTACTACCCCAGACGAGGTACTGCGGGTAATGCCTCAGCCTCTCAGATCCTGCTGATCACTACAATTTCGGCGGAGGAGCTAGAGACAACTCAGGATGAAGTACCAGGCAAAGAGCCCCACTTACTCACCCTGGTCAAGCGCCTAGTTCACACCCTAGACCTCCTAGAAGTCAGTGACAATGGAGCCTGGGTTACTGCTATCGGGTCTCTCACGGACGCCGGCCACGTTGCCTTGTTTCAGCCTAGTGCGCTTGATCGACTGCGCGCCCGCTACGCCATGTACGGACGAGAGCGGAGTATCCTTTTGGAGTTGCACGACGCACTAGAAGCCGTCATCCCCTAACCCACGAGGCACGTTAGTGGCATCTCCTTTTGACGCCCCAGATTTCCGTGACGCCGGACTAATTGTATCCGGTGACGTTGAGATCGATGCCTTCAGCAGCGAAGCCAGGATCCCGGGCTTCAACGTAAGCGCGCTTTCGTCGGGCTTTCCTGCTGGTACATTCTTCGGCAACCTGTTTGAAGGTATTGCCCCCGCACGGTCGTGGGACTGGGACGCATTCGCAGGTGACGGTATAGCGTACAGCAATAGCCTGAATAACGAGGGTGTCCCGTTCCCGACAGTAACGGACGAATACACCGTTACGTTTGATACTGCGGATACTACGCAAACGATTCCTTTGCCTGCTGGTCGTCTAGCAGGTGATCGCGTGTTGATATTCATCAACGTTGAGGGTTCCGCGCCACAGTCCATTGATACCCCCACCGACTGGACAATGGTGGGCACGGTTGCTGGTTCTGTAACCAGCGCACAGGCCGTCATTGAAAAAGTCATAGACGAAACAGAGGATGATGACCTAGTCATCACATACGATGTTAGCGCCGGTGGGCTAGCTCGTGTGTACCTGATTCAGGATTCGGATCTAACCGAGACATCGTCTATTGCCGCGGTTCGTAGCAATAGCGGAGCCACAGGATCCAGTTCACCCCGAGTGTTCGTCACGGCGGGTTTGAGCAATTGCTTATTTTTCGCATTGCTGGCCATACAAAGCGATTTGCTCCCCAACAACGTCATTGACTTTCCTGATGACTTCATTGCAACAGGAGAGGATCAGAATAACGAGGCTTCTGCTAACGACTGTACAATTGCCTACGGCTATCGAACATCTCGTGCCAGTCAGTTGACTCCTACAAGTTGGTCATGGACCACAAGCCAGCATTCAACGGCAATCACTTTGGCAGTGCCGGGCCGACGTTCAGGCGTGTTGTCTCTCGATGCAGACCAAAACGTCCTGGCTAACTCATTCGACGGTAACCTGTTTGACTTTGACCAGCCTAATCGCCCCAACGGGTGGGCGGCGTTCGCTGGACCAGGATTAGTTTACACGTCGTCCGCTAACAACAGCGGGGCGCCGTTTCCTACGGTATCCCTTACGGATGGGTATCAGTTCAACTTACCCTCTACATCACACTCTATCTCGTTGCCCAAATTGACGGCGGGGCAGGGTGTACTGATGTTCCTATCCCCCGGAATCACAGCAGTAGCCACATTACCGTCAGAACGACCCTGGGTACAGATAGCAACAGGGGCTGTCGCTTCCGCTAGGTGTTACGTTTATTGGTTGACGGTAACAGACGCCATTGCAGCGCAAAGTGACCTAACGGTAATTGTTCTTAGTGCCACGCAATCGTTGAACGCTCGAATCTGGGTAATTGATGACGCCAGTGTAACAGTAAATCCTTCTATTAGCACTGCTTCTACAGCCACCACTGCCGGATCAACAACCAATGATCCGAACCCAGTAACACCCGCACTGGGAACGGCCAATTATCTATTTTTCGCTCTACTGGCAACGGCTGTAGAAGAGAATATAGTTAACACATTTCCTACTGGGTACGGAGATACCGGGCAGGACTTTACAAATAATGTCGGAACTGGTGCCGATAATTCAATTGCCTACTGTACAAAGTCCGCCCGTGCCGCAACAGAAGATCCAAGTCAATTCATATATGATGCATTCACCAACGGCAGTTCTGTTGGGTTTACTGTCGCCATTCCCCCGCGTCCCACCGGCCAACTCAGCACTGATGACATCCCCATCAACGCTCTTGAGGACATAGCCTCCCCCAGCCTCCTGGGGCGTGTCACGGCAGGTGCGGGAGAAGTAGAAGTCCTAACTCCTACTCAGGCCACAACAGTCCTGAATGTCTTCACGCCGACGTTAAAAGGCCTTGCTCCATTATCCGGCGGTGGCACCACTAACTTCCTCCGGGCAGACGGCACATGGGCTCCCGCTTCGGGTGGGGCTACGCCAGCGTGGTCGGTTACGTTGGCGGTTAGCGTTCTGTCAGGGGCAAATAATCCGGTCATTGAAGACGCCCAGTACATGCAGTGGGGTGTCGCCGCACCCACTGAAGTTACAGGACAGATTCGATCTAACGAGATATTCCACATCAATGTCGACAGAAGTTTTAATGTCAACGCAGGTGAGAACGTCAACATCATTGGTCCGGATTCACATCTGTATCAATGCACCAACGGTAACATAGACATTGAGGCCCTGGATGATGTAACCCTAACCGCCACTAACGGGTTCATAGGTATCACGGCAGATGATAACGTAGATGTCATAGCAGGTCTTAGCATCACGTTGACGCCCAGCGGATCGCTGCTGATGGGCAGTCCAACACTAACCAACGATATCGCCATAAACTCCGCGGGTATCATAGACATCAACAGTGTTGGCGATATCATCAACCTCAATGCTGGAGGAGGAATTAACCTCAACGCTGGGGGGCAGATCGTTCTTGAGTCTGATACTGATGTCGTCCTAATGTCCGGCGGCGCAGTGAATCGACTAACAATTACGGACGATGGCGAGTGGGAAGTCGAAGGTGACGGCGGGGCTGCCGGTGAAGTCCTTACTTCCCAAGGTCCAGGGGTTCCGCCCGCGTGGGTAGCGTCCGCAGGGGACGACTGGGCCGACGTACTTGCTGCGGATCCAAGCTCCGGCGCCAACAATCCTGTCATTGAGAGCGGACAGCATATCCGATTCGGGGCGGTTGATGGAACCCTGACAGGACAAATACGTTCTAGTGTCGACCCGTTCAGAACCTCGACATCCGGATCCCTTCAATTCTTTGTTGGAACAAGTGGCTTCTTTTCCTTTGGATCAGAGATAGAGATACAAGCTACAGGATATGCAGCGCTTAGATCAGGCGTTGCCTCTGTTACCCTGTCGACCAATAGCGTTGATCGTCTGACTATAAATAATGACGGAGAGTGGGAAGTCGAAGGTGACGGCGGTGCTATCGGCGAAGTCCTCACTTCTCAAGGTCCCGGGGTTGGGCCCGCATGGGTAGCGTCCGCAGCAGCTGACTGGGCCGACGTACTTGCTGCGGATCCCAGTTCTGGCGCCAACAATCCCCATATTGAAACCGGGCAGATTCTCAGCTTCGGCAACTCCGGTGCCTTACCTGCGGCCGGTGAACTTCGCTCCAGCGCACCATTCGAGATCAACGTCATTGGGGCGATGACTATCGATAGCACGAGCGTGTTTCAGGGCATCGGTGGCACGTTTGCGGTGCTTACTGCCGAGACGGAGGACGCGGTTGTACGCGCGCTGGCAGGTTCTGCGATTCTCTCGACCGACAGCGTTGACCGTCTTGCCATAACGGTGGACGGTGAGTGGGAGGTCGAAGGTGACGCGGGAGAGCGTTCAGAAACCATTGTGTCAGGAGGGCCCGGAGCGCCTCCAGCATGGGGGCTGATTCGCCCGGATATCCTAGACAACTTCATGGGCGGAACAGCTGTATCGGGTAGCATAGGGGCGCTTGGTTGGCACTTTGCGAATGTGACCGGGTCCGGTACCTGCGCACGAGAGAACAACAACAACTTAGATGGAGTGATCGTTATAACGACCGGAGGCAACACCAATGATGCCTGCTATTTGTCGCTAGGCGATACGTCGGCACGCAGTGTCATGGCCATCAGCCAGTTTCAGTGGGTTGAGTGGCATATTAGGCCGCAAATTGGCACCAATATCAACTTTATGGTGGGTTTGGGATTCTCGATGCAGACGGCGCTGACATTCAGCACGCAGGGGATCTTTTTTCACTACGAATCAGCAACATCCGACAAGTGGCGATGCACCACACGTTCTTCGTCAGTGTCAACGACAACCACAACAACGCTGACAATGGGTACGGCGGGCGTCAGCAGACTTGCCATTAGACATAACCTAGACACCTTTGACGTGGACTTTTTCGTTAACGGTAATTTGGTGGCCAGCCACACCACGAACATACCCAGTGCGCCACTCAACCTAGGCATGCGAGTCGAGCAGATGGGCGCGTCTTCGCGTTATCTGCGCCTATCCCGCTTTACGGCCATTCGCCGACGTGACGCACGGCTAGTTGACATCTTCAGCGAAGAGCTTCCGACCGATCCAGTGGCCTTCGTCAGCGTGGAGACGGGGGACGACTCGTTCACGGCTACCGTCCCGGCAGGTGACAATCGCCTACTGGTTGCCGTGGTATTCAGCAGCGCGGCCACTGCTGACAGAACAGCTACGTATGGCGGTGTTGCTATGACGGCTGCCATAACAACCAACGACTGGGTACAAATATTCTACATGCTGGACCCACCCGTTGGCGCTGCCACGTTGGCTGTCACTGGTGGCAGCGTCGCTTTCATGAACGCGACCCATTACACCGGCGTTGACTCGTTCCAAGCGGCGAGCGCACAGGAGGGGCAGGCCGCCAGCGCATCATTCAGCCCCAGCGATGCCGCGGTTGTCGTGTTTGGCATGTCGGCGGAGAGCGCGGGACACGCGCCACTTGCCGGCACAAATGAACGCTACGACGCCGCCAGCAACGAGTGGCAAGGCGATCGCATTGTCACCGGCAGCGGCTCTGTCAATGTCGGAGCGAGCACTGCGACGAACCCCGACTACGCCGGGTGCATTTTCTTGAGCGTCTAGCGCTCGGGTGTCTTGATCGGGCACCCAAGATTTGGGCACACCAGAGCCAGACCCTTGGCTGTGATCGGCTGCGGGTCGCTCGAGACGGCCATCACGTCGCCCTCGTCCGAGTGAGCATCGGCGCCGAGCAGGTGCCCGAGCTCGTGGCCCAGCGTCTCGTACATGCCCGGGCATGTCGCTGCCTGGATGCGCGCTACGCGGATGCCGGTGGAAAGGCGGATCCCGCCGCACAGGCGACGGGTGCCGTCTTCGCTCGTGACCACGTCTTCGGCAACGATGACCGATCCGCCTTCGCCTACGCGAATGTCTCGACCCGTGGCAGCGCTCCAGCGTTTGGCCCAGTCCTCGGTGGCGTCCAGCATCTCAGCCGACGGCGACAGGACGATTTCTGGCAGTGGCGTGGGCTCGGTGGCGCTCTCCGGATCCTCGGGCACAGTCGACTGGTCCAGGGCCGCGGGCGCCCCCTCCTGCCCATCCAGTGCGCCGCCGCAGTGGCAGACCAGCGGCAGCAGCAGGGCCAGTAGTAGAAGTGAGCGAGTTACCATTCATCTACTCTGTCTCACCGCGACCAAACGTCAAGCCTGTATACACAGATATTGCAAGAAATCGCACCTGTTGCAAAGATCATGCCAACGTGGTACGCTGTGTATCATGGCTATGGTGCGCACACGTAACCGGAGCTTTCCGAGGGTGGAGTACGAAGCGCAATTGCCCGTCGTGCTGGCAGCGCTGGGCGTACCCCCTGAGGATATTGTTTTGGGGGAACAATGGACTTTTGTTGTCAACGGTACGGACGTTATCGCCGTACGTAAACCCGATCCCAATGATCATCCATTGGGCGGACCTCCCGGTCAGAGTGCCCTAGGGCAAGGCGCCGATAGGCTCTAAATCGCAACCACCGTCGAAAGAATGAGGTAATCTACTGAAATGATTGTCGAAGATGGCACAGGGGAGGTGGAAGGAGCTAACAGCTACGTGGACGTAGCTGATTTTAAGGCCTATTGGGATGACCGTGGTTTCGATTACTCTAGTTTCGCGGACGCGCTGATTGAGCAGGCGTTGGTCCGGGCAACGCAATACGTGGAAACACGGTTCGGGCGGCTGTTCATTGGATACCGTCTACTGGGCCAGGACCAACCTCTATCCTGGCCCAGATCCTATGCGTACCTGTACGGTGAGTTGCTGGAAGGTCTGCCGCTGTTGCTAATTCAGGCGACCATAGAATACGGCCGTCGTGAATTGCAATCTCCGTTCAGCCTTATGCCTGACCCTGTCTACGATGCCAGCGGTAAGGTAGCTTCTGGGCTCAAAGTCAAGGTGGGTCCCATTGAACGGGAACAGAAGTATTTGGCAGGAAGCGAATACAACCTGAAGGTGTTTCCGGGCGTGGATAAACTGCTGTGTGACCTGCTGATAGGAGCACAGGGGGCGGTCAGGAACTAGTCAGGATGGCGTTCGATTACACAGAGTTTGCTGATCTTTCTGCCGAATTGATCGAAGAGTTTGGTCGCCCCATCACACTCATTGAACTGGGTGACGTACCAGAAGTGGGAGCCCAACCCTGGCTGGGCGCGGATGCCCCTCGCACGGCAGTCGCTGCTACACTCTCGACGTTTGGTGTCTTCGTAGAGCCCTCGGTGCTGGAGCGTCTCGGCGAGTCCTACGTGACATCTGATTTTCTGAAACGCGCCACACAGATTGCGCTTGTATACGCGGCTACTGATATCAGCCAGATGGATGAGATCATCGAGGCCGACGGAGCGCGGAACGCCATCACTGGGGTATCTCGGCTGAGGCCTGCCACGACGGATCTTTTGTGGTTCGTAGGGACGGCTAGATAGTGGCTGATGAGCACAAGCGACTGTCATTTAGTAAAGACCCCTAGTGCGGACATGACAACGGAGCGATTTTGACCACTATCCTAGAGGCACGAGATGACATCATGCAGCGCTTTACGACTGCATGGGCTACCACCGGCTTCCCTGCTGTCTACCCCGATGTGCCCCTGTCTGCGGCCATGGAAACCGCAATCAAGACAGGCACCAACCCCTGGGCTCGCATCAACATTCGCCACAATATCCGGGACCAGCGCTCTTTGGCTGGCGAAGCCGGCACACGATATGAGGCACAAGGCGTTGTTATCATTGAGATATACACTCTCAAGGGTGGTGCGTGTACTCAGGCGTATACATTAGCGCGCCAAGTAGAACAGGCTTACGAAGGTGTGTCCACGCCAAATGGTGTGTGGTTTCGTAAGGTTAGAACGGTTGAGATAGGGGATGACGGTAATTTTTACCATGTCAACGTCACCCTGGAATTTATCTACGATGATTAATATGGCTGCGCAACGCCTTGAAGCTTGCGACATCTACGACGAGGCGCGCACAGTCTGACGGCACTTGACGTTATGCAAATATTGTGCCACACTCATTAGGTCTCTCGCCGTGGGTGATGCAGACCTGAACCTGGACCAGTGATTGGAGGGTACAGCGTAAACACTTTAACGCACGTCCGTAAATCACACTCCCTGTACGAGGGGCAAATCGTACCTGAAAGAAGCCTTCAAATATGGCACTGGTACGGCAACAAGACAGTAACCGCACAGAATCCCGGTGGTCGGAGGAAACGTCCTTCAAGGTAGCCGACGGGGCTGCTGTATGGGAACTGGTCGAGCCCAACTCGTTCTCGGACGCGAGTGCCAAGTTCGTCAAGGTTGTGCGCAGTCCGATCAAGTTCGATCGACAGCGAGACAAGGGTGTACTTACTGACCTTGACTGCTCATTCGGTTTTCAAACTGACATCACTCAACACAACAGCCAAACTCTGTTGCAGGGCCTATTCCGCGCTCGTCTGCGGCCACAAACGGAAGTTGGCGGGGCAGGACAACTAACTACCGTCGATGGAGCAAACGCGATTCTAGCCGCCGCTGGCCTAGATGTATTTGCCGTTAATGACCTGGTTCAACTTCGGAACGGGACCAAGATTGCAGGTAACTCTAATCGACTACTAACCGTGACAGCGGCGCTGGCCACTGGCGTAACGGTTGCTGAAACGCTGGTCGCTGAAACGCTGCCGGCAAACGCTGTCCTGGTCAAGGTTGGCATACAGACGGAAGCCGGTGATATCGACGTTGATGCATCTGGCGCATTCCCGACTCTAACTTCTACTACGCTCGACTTTGAAACGGATGCTGCGTTGACTCCTGGCATGTCCATCTGGATTGGTGGGGACGCCGCTCTTAGTTTTTTCCCGACCAATGCAGTGAACAACTGTATGGCTCGTATTCGGGCGATCGACGCTAATGTCTTGACCCTAGACAAGTGCTCTAAGGGAGCCATGATCACTGAAGTGCAGGCTGGGTCTACGATTCAGTTGTTCTTCGGCCGCGGGCTCAAGAACGAACTAGGTTCAGAGATTGTTCGTCCATCGTATCAACTGGAACGCCAGTTGAACGCCCCAGACGACGCTGAGCCCACGGAAATTCAGTCCGAATACTTTACGGGCGCTGTGTACTCACAGGGCACAATCAACTGGAATCAGGCGGACAAGGTTACCATAGACGCCAAGTTCACGGCGGCTGACCAGGAAGTCCGTACCGGCGTTACGGGCCTGAAAGCCGGCACTCGCCCCGCTATTGAATCTGGTGATGCCCAGAATACTACTTCCGATTTGAAGCGAATCAAGCTGGCCCGTGTCATTGCAGGAGACGAGGCTCCCACGCCGTTGGTTGCATTTATTCAATCAGCCACGATCAACATTGACAACGGCGATCAGCCGCTGAAGGCCCTAACAGTGCTGGGCGCATTTGACATGAGTTCCGGTGACTTCATGGTCTCTGGTAACTTGGATGCATATTTTGCAAGTATCGACGTGTTGACTGCCGTACGGGATAACTTGGACTGTACGCTCGACATGATGGTCTTTAAGCAGAATGCTGGATGGACCGTTGACATGCCGCTGATCACTTTGAGCGATGCTTCTGTGACCGTGTCGAAAGATCAGCCCATCAAAATCCCGCTGGTGTTTGATGCGGCGAGCGGTGAGGCGATTGACACTGCGCTTGACTACACAACCTATATAACTTTTTTCGATTACCTTCCCACGTTGGCCGCTACGCCCAACCCGGTGTAGCACCTTTCAGCAAAGGCCTGCCGGCGCCATGAAGCTCGGCACTCCCTGGAGCCTCAGTTACAACCCCAATTGTTGCCGCAGCACGCCTAGTGGGTTGGGCGTGCTGCGGTGGACACCTTAACCCACCAAAAAGGTAACCCATGTCAATTTACAACGAGTTCGCCACTGACGCAGGTCTCGAGAGTCGAGGCTTTGAATTTGAATGGATCGGGCGAAACGGTAAGCCTGTATTCAAGTGCCGGTTGGCCCGTCCTGGCGGCGGCAACAAGGAATATGAATCGGTGCGTGAGCGCGTCATGGCTCCGTTCCGTAGAGCTAAGAGTCTGAGCCCTGAAGTCCAAGCAAAGGCGTCCAGAGACGTGTTCGCTCAGGCCTGTGTTGTTCCTGGTAGTTGGTTCTCTTACATCAATGACGAGTGGGTAGAGGGCATCCAAGATCATCAGGCAGACGGAACAGATCCTGTGGTTCCTGCTACGCCAGACACTATCTCCCGTATCCTAGGCGAGCAGCCCGAGCTGTTCCTGCATCTCGTGAATGAAGCCACTGATGTGGAAAACTATCGCATCGAGGGGCTCGAGGAAGACTCAAAAAACTAATAGCGGTCCTGCTCTACGGGCTGGAGCTGGACCGTGAAGCCGAGCAGTTCGTAATACAGGAGTGTCTACGCTGGGGCACTGCGTTACCGGATACCATCCAGAATGCCCCAGAAGTAGCGCCTGGCCTGGAAGTGTATTGGCGCGCGTACAATCGTCTGTCTACATGTAGACCTGTGGGGTTCTCCATAGGTCCTATACCGTATACAGCAATATGCGAATATTGTGATAGGCACTGTCTGACAGAGGATCAGGTAGAAGCCATGCACTTTCATGTTGCGGCACTGGATGATGCGTATTTAAGGCACTTACATAAGGACGACTGACAGCCCTAGCAATATTCATGCCAATGTGCTAGTCTGTCCTGTGGCCACGTCCAAGAAAATTGATATCGTCATCAACGAACGAGGCGGGAAAGCTGTAACCCGTGCCCTTCAGCAGTTGGCCGATACCACGCAGAAAATAAGCCCAGCGACCGCCCGTTCACTGCGCGGTAAGGCGCTACGCATTGGCCTGAACATCGACAAGATGATTGAAGACGTGGGTGTGGCGGTACTGGAGCGCGTGGTCCATGCAACGCCAGTGGACACGGGCCAAGCTCGCGGAGGATGGACAACCCATATCCGCGTGTCGCGTTCCCCCACGGAAGGACGATTCGGCAACCTGGACAAGTCTGGTGAGGACACGATCGCCGAAGGCACCTACACCATTCGTAATACAACCCGTCCAGACGGACACAGCATCATCATAAGTAATGGTCTGCCGTATATCGCCGCCCTTAATAACGGCTGGTCGAGTCAAGCCGCAGCTGGTTTCGTAGAACGCGCAGTACAGTCCGGCGTGGACACCGTTCGCAACTCAAAGATTCTGAAGTAACATGGACGGCAGCACTACCGAGACCATTGTTGTCAAGATCAAACCGGAAGGGCATGAGACCACTGCCAATGCTATCCGGAAGGTCACGGTTGCGGCCGACGGTCTGACTAAGAAGACGCACACTGTCAAGATAGCGGCAGACGGGACCAAGACGGTAACTGAGTCCATCCACAAAATTCACAAGGCAGCTGAGAAAATGGCCGCCGCTGCTGAGAAGGCAGCGGCTCGTACGACGGCCGCTGCCAATCGAATGGCTGGCGCTGGCAAACACCTGGGTTTTGAAGGCCTAACCATGGGCGGCCGCGGTGCTCCATTTCCACTAGGTAGGGGCGGCGGCACAATGGGAATGGCCGCAGACTTCACCACGAAAGCTCGTGGTAAGCCTGCGTTTACTCCAGATGCCAGTGGCGACCGCATGGCAGGGTTTGCCGCAGCAATGACTGGAGCCAACCTAAAACAAGGTACGACTAACGTCAACAAGATGAGCAGCGCCATACGAAAGGCGGGGCGCCAGGCAAAGATTTCGGCGGGGCACTTCAGTTTGTTTGGACGAGTAGTGGCAGTGATTGGCGTCATACAATTGGCTCGCGGCATCATCCGAACCACTGACACGTTCACTAACCTTCAAAACAAGGTGGCCACAGTCACGGACAGCGTGGCCAAAACGTCTGTTGTCCTTAAGCACCTCACGACCGTAGCCAACGACTCTCGTTCAGCACTGTCCTCGGTAGCGACAGTGTTTGCCAGAACTGAGCGCGCCATGGTGGGCTACGGTCGTAGCACACGTGAAACAATTCAGTTCACCGATACCCTGTCCAAGGCCATTCAAGTGGGCGGCTCAACAGCCATTGAAGCGTCTAACGCTGCCATTCAGTTGTCCCAGGGCTTGGCGTCCGGCACATTGCGTGGTGACGAACTTCGTTCTGTCTTGGAGCAGTTACCTATTGTCGCGCAGTTGATTGCGGATAAACTCAACACCACTGTCGGCGCCTTGCGAGCCATGGGTGAGCAGGGTAAAATATCCACGGAAGTGGTGTTTGATGCCATGCTAGAAGGTACCCAGGGCATTGAGGAGAAGTTCTCAAAACTGCGTCTGACCTTTGCCCAGGCATGGGAAAGAATGAAGACAGCGGCCGTTGTCGCATCAGAGCGGATGCAGGACAGCGTTAGCTCCCTGGCTGACGTACTGGTAATGGCGGCAGATAATATCGACACACTGATAGACGCTGCCAAGTCACTGGGCGGTGTGTTGCTAGTGGGCCTGTTTGCCAAGGGCATACATTCCGCGACGGTCGGGGTGAGAGCATTTACCGCTGTTTGCATGGCAAATCCCATTATCGCCGGAGGGGTGCTCATTGCGGCTGCTACTGCTGCTCTGCTGCCCTTCATCTCCAACATGGAGATCGCTAGCGATGCGACAGCCACTTGGAGCGATTTGACTGATGCCCTGTGGACAACAATGCTTCAAGGCGCGGAAGATTCTAAGGATCCACTGGATGAGATCGGAGAAAAAATCGAAGGACTGTCCGACAAAACAGAGTCCTGGCTGCTTAAGTTAGCTAAGGTAGCAGACTTTGGCCGTCGAGTGGGAGGTCACTTAGGGGAGATACTAGAAGGGTCTATTGCTCAAGATCAGGCCGGTCTTCTTTCAGGTGATCGAGGGGGCAAAGAACTCAATCCTACATACTTCCAAGACTTGGTAAAAGGAACGTCTAACCTAGTCAATGAGCGCGCCCAGGAACGAGAGGACCGGCGTCTATTGCGAGAGGCTGACGAAATGATCGCCGAGTCCGAACTAGACGACAAGGGCAAGCGTACCATAGACCCGTTCAGCAAGACCAAGAAGGGCCGTAAGCCTTCTGGCAAAACCCTAGAACAGGTCATGGATGAATTGCAACGGCAGCGCATCCTGTCTCGAGTAGGGGGTGGCCTAGAAGGACAGGTGGAAAGCGGCTTCCTGTCGGCACGCAGTAGTCTTTTAAAGACCGTGCAGGATAAAATGACTGCCGAGCAAGATGCCTCTCTCAAGTTGGCCATTCGCCAGAACGAAGAATATGAAGAAGCATTGAAGTTGGTGCAGCAAATTACTGACCAATTGGCGGAGAAACGTAAACAAGAGCAACAGATATCCATCGGCATCGGTCAGGGTGAACAAGAGGGACGACGCTCTAATGACATGAAAGTCTTCATGTCAGACGAGAGCGTGAAGAATGCACTAGACCCAATGCGCGAGTACAACGCAGAATTGGTCAAGTACCAGGATTTCTTGAGTCGTTACCCTGAGCAGTTAGACGCAGTCGAACGAAAGTTGGCGGAACAGTCACAGGCCCACCAGATGATCATGGGGGTATTTGATGGCTTGGGACAAAGCATGGCTGACGCAGCAGCTAATGCCATCGTGTTTGGTGACAATCTATCCGATGCCCTGACAAATATTTCCAAGCAGTTAGCGTCAACAGCAATATCCACTGCCTTGCAATTGCTAGTAACAGGCGGAGCGAATAGTATAGGATTAGGTATGTCCCCTGTTCCACTGATGCCAGCACGGATCGGCAGTGGTGCCTCCGGAGGCTACTTTCAGTCCGGTGGGTACACAGGCAGCGGCGGCCGTGGTGATATCGCCGGAGTGGTACACGGCAAAGAGTTCGTGGTGAATGCCAACGCTACGGCCCGTAACCGCGCAATGCTAGAGTCCATGAACGCCGGAAAACAAGTTAACGGCACCCCCAGCATCAACGTGCACAACTACGGCGGCCAACAGGTCGACGTACAGCATAACCCCAGCACTGGCGACATTGAAGTAATGATCAACAAAGCGTTGCAAGAACGAGGTCCTGCCATTGTCGCAGGAGAGATGGGCAACGCTAACGGTAACATGTCCAAGGCTATCCGTAGGAACTTCGGCATCAAGAGGGCCCGGTAATGGCTACACCCCTGCTGTCCATCGACCCTGTGTCTGACGGCTACAATTTCACTCCTGCCGATAACGTAGTAGCGACCAAGTTAGAGGGTGGCGCGTCACGTCGCCGCACGGACATCGTAGGTGGTGCGTCTACAGTCGGAGCGACTTGGATAGTAAACCGTACGCAGTATACCGAACTCATGGGGTTCTTCCGAGAACGGTTGCAGTTTGGGACTCGCCCGTTTCGCATGACGATAGTGTCTGATGTTGGCATCACCATGCCACACGTATGCGTGTGCTTTGGAGACCTGCCACGGCTAACCAGACAACGAGGCAATGCCTTCTGGGTGCAGGGAACGTTTGAAGTTACCCCTAACCCCACTCGTTCATTTCAATTAGGCCTACAAAGTGTTTCTGACGACCGTGTGATCTCCAGTAGCGGCGGCGGAACATACACGGCAGAAATGAATGACTTCCCCATCGGTCGACAAGTCATTCTCACTGATACTGACGGCACGGTGAACGGTGTTGCGTTGGACGTTGACGGGACCTACACAATACTAGGAAAACCGCTTGAATCAATCATCACACTGGTAGGCGCTCCGGCGATCAACCCCAACTGGACCGTACTCCGTAATAGCGTGTCTAAACTATATTTTGCCACCAGTGGGGCCTGTATTCTGGTGCCGGAATGAGTGCCTACAGCGAGTTTTTCTTAAGCTCCCCGCCGGTCGTTGCCCAGTTGGAGTTGCTAGAGATTACGCACCCCAGCTTTTCCGAAACGCATCGTCTTGTGCGCAACCGCGTGGGCGGTGTTACGGTCACACACGAGGGTCCAGATGGCCCATACGACTACACTGACGTGCCCATGGCCATTAAAGCACTGGGCTCCGGCACTGACTTAGATCAGAGCATAGAGGTGACACTGGGGGACCTAGGCGAGATAATTCCGGCAGAACTCAGTCTAATAGCCGCAGCCAACACGACTCAAATCAAACCGTTGTTGAAGTACAGAACGTACCGTTCCGATGACCTAGACGAACCCCTGTTTGGTCCCGTTAGTCTTCGCGTAGATGCCATAGCGTTAAATAAAGAAGGTGCAACGTTCAAGGCCCGTGCTGCGTCTTTCAACGTTGCACGAACAGGGGAAACGTACAACCTGCTTCGCTTTCCGATGCTGAGGCCGTTGGCATGACGTTCTCTGTAGATAGTTACCTAGGTCGTCAGTATGATCAATCCAAGTACAACTGCTGGCACTTCGTCTGTGACGTGTGGAAGGATCTGACTAACGTAGAGTTGGTTCCGGATAACATGTCCCCCTGGCAACTTGACCACTTACACGGATTAGTGGTAAAACGTGCTCAGCAGTTGCAGCGTCTGCCGAGTGCTGAATCCCCTTGTTTGGTACTGATGCTGCGCAAGAGGATTGCCCCGCATATCGGTGTATTTCATAACGGACGAGTCCTGCACCTAAATTCCCGCGGCGCAGCCTACGCGCCATTGCATCACGCCACGGCGGGATTTCCAACAGTCGAATACTACAAATGAGCGTCATTGTAACACTAGGCCTCAACGCCTTAGACCCTCGTACATGGACAACACACGAGGTAGAGGATGTATGCCTGTTTCTATCTCAGCAGTTTGGAGACACCTTTCCCGCTACTGCAAAGATATTTCACGGAGACATCAGCCTTCAAAAAGATGTCACACCGAAGGACGAGGCGGGCATAGACAGATTACAGGCGCTAACAGGACAACTGTACGTGGTGGTCTATCCCGAAGCCGTGCACCCAGTGCTCCTGGGCGGGATATTAGTAGCATCACTGATTGTAGCCTGGGTGATAGAGGACAAAAAGAAACAAGAGCCATCTTTACGGTTCGGTGAGCTGCGAGGATCTCCTAACAACAAACTAGGGGACAGACAAAACGTAGCACGTGTGCTGGGACGCATCCCGGACATTTATGGACTGGTCAGGTCTACTCCGGACTTACTACAGCTGCCATATACTACGTATTCAAATCACAGAGAAACACAAACCACTTACATGTGTATCAGTCGCGGTGACTGTCTAGTGGCAGATATCAGAGAGGGTGACACTCTAGTAGGTGAAGTAGACGGTCTATCCTACGCTGTGTATGGGCCCGGTGCCATCCCCACAGGCAACCCTGGAACAGACAACCCCGTAGAAGAGTTTGGTGAGTTCATTGACGATCCCGTTTTCACTGTACGACAAGTGGAGGGAGTCAATGGGCAGGTACTAGAGCCAGACAACGCATTTACTATCTTGGGGGACATCCCAGGTACCGTATTTTGGTCCAAGGCTCAATTTAAACGAATTACGCCCACTACGGGCAAAATATACGTGGATCAGCCCAACATGGAGAAGGTCAGTGTTGGGGATACGCTACGGATAATTGCACGGACCGAATGTGTTACCACGCCGTCCGGGCTAAATATTTTTCCCAATCGCACGTTCAGCCCAGCACGCCACACGAAAAATTGGGTGGCCTATCAAGATGGAACAGGGGCCATACCAGACCTAGGGTTTGGGGGCAATGTAGTGGTAACGGGGTTCAATAATGATTTTTTCCCAGGTGCTTCACCAGATACACCTAACCACACCATCGACGTTGACTTCAGTGCAAGCGGCTCAGCTCAAGCTCAGTGGGCATTGATTGACACGTACGTGGACGGGATACCCTCTACAAGTGGTTCAGAGGGGTCCATAGGCAATGGCAGCGCCATGATTACACCCATTGACAAGGAATGGGTGGGGCCCTTCTTCATGGACGACCTTTTGCCTCCGGGCACCACTCGTACCGTAGTGTGTAACTTCGTTGCGCCTAACGGCTTATACGTGGACGACGGTAAATCACAAAAACAATTCGACGTAGAAGTTGAAATCGAAGTAACGGCAGCAGACCAGTTTGGGTTGCCTGTTGGATCCCCGGCAGAAGTGTATCCTGCCAACCCCGAATTAAGAACAGTACAAGGTGCAATTTCACGAAGAAGTATTCGGGCGCTTACCGTCAAGTTCTCTGTGCCTGAAGTACAAGGGCCATTTCTAGTCCGCTGCCGACGTTTAACTCGTACGCCCTGGAAGCAAGATGCTCCTAGTCAATACAACGGATTCATAACAGACGACCCCAACACGCTGCCCACGGAATCAATCGGACTCCAAGCTGTATCTGCCTCTGTTATTGATCACACTGGAACCATTTCGTCCAGGAAACCAAACAACGGAGGAGGATCGCAAGCAGGCGATCTGCGAAATAGTTGGTACCTACCCTTTTCTGGACGGGCTGAAGATGAAATCCGCTGGACCCATTGCTATTCACTCACAGGTATCACACAAGGCAGCTTCGGGTCCCTGACCACCATTCGTACTCGTACAATTGTCAACGAAGGAGCGAAGCAACAAATAGAACGACGGTTGAACGTTCTGGCGTACCGTAGGATACCTGTATGGAATGGCGTAGACTTCGATGCGGCAACCACCAACAATCTAGCAGAAAATGTCTTGTTCCATATGCTGCAAGACACACACATCGGTAATCTGCCCGCCGCTCAGATAGATTTTGCCGGAATCGCTGACGCATTCTCCCAAGTACGAGCGCACTTCGGTGGCCCGGATTCTGATGGTGTTGGAGGAGATGCGGCGGGGCAGTTCAACTACACCTTCGATGACGAGAATACGTCATTAGAGGAGATCATCGCCACCGTGTGTGAGGCTTGTTTTGCTGTTCCCTATCGAGTTGGTGATATTGTAAAAGTACGACCGGACATCGCCACGTCGGATTCGGTACTGCTGATCAATCATCGCAATCGACTGATTGACACTGAACAGCGTACCGTTGTTTTTGGTACAGAGGAAGACTATGACGGGATTCGCATTGATTATGTGGACATCGACACGGATACACCTAATGATGACGAAGTAAAAACATACACCATCCCGCCATTGGATGTAGCACTACACCCTAAGGTTCTGACAGTGCCGGGTATCCGTACACACCGCCACGCTGCCTGGCATGCATGGAGAGAGTACAATCGCCTATTGCATCAGAACACGGCTGTGGAAATGGAGGTCACGGAGGAAGCCGCCCTGCTGGCCCTAGAGGACAGAATCCTGATAGCCGACGGCACCAGAGACGACACAGAAGACGGCGAGATAGTCAACGTATCCGGGTCCACACTGACCACCAGCCAGGACGTAACGGTGGGCTCGGACCCGTCTACCATGTTCCTGCAACACACAGATGGTACAGTGGAGGCTATTGCCATTGCATCCAACCCAGATGCCCGCACCGTAATTCTTGCATCTGCCCCGTCTGTCACACTGGTAACCAATTCCGCGGTTGGGGTGCCCACCAAATATCAAGCCGTCCGTAACAGCACCACAACTCCTACCGCGTTTCGCGTGAGAGAAAAATCCCACAAAGAACGAGGTGTTTACAACATAACCGCGCTCAATTACAGCCACGCATTTTACTGGAACGACGGGATGCGGTTTTGGCTGCCGTTTATAACACAACTGGGTCTAGTGGCGCATGCTGACTGGGGACCATACGCGCTGACAACGTCTGCTGTCGGGGGCGGCACTGTCGGAGACGCCACCCGTGGTACGGTGTGGGAAGGCACTACAGTATCGGATCATATCAGCATCACTACATCCAATGTGTTTGCTGCCGCCAGCTACACGAAATCCGCTTGGGTATTCAGATCATCAGGGCCTGAAGCTGCCATCATCTGCTCAGTGGAAACAAGTGACGAACGATTCCTGATCACGGTAACAGATGCTCTTATTGGTGGACACGGCGGTGTAAATTATGTTACAAGCGGTGCTGGCACATGGCCTAATGATGAATGGGCCATGGCGACGCTAACGTATGACGCAGTATCCGATACAATGATCCTGTATATCAATGGGGAGCAGGTAGATTTTGCATCTTCTGTCCCCGGCGCCCCCAACGGTAATCTAAGGATATTTGGGCAAATTGCTGGAGCCAACGGGTTGGTCGGCCGAGGAGACGATTGCCGGTACTACGGACGTGTGCTAAGCTCCGACGAAATACGGGAACTCTACCTGAAAACTCGACTTTAACGACCATGATATTGGACAGACAACAAATACTAAGTGTTCAAGAAGACGGCATCGATTGGAACGGTAAGCCGTTAGTCAAAGACGCCGATTACGGCCCCCGCACTCGATGGTGGCACGGTATCAGTACCTTGCCGTGTCAGCGACAACTGATCGTACGAACTTTCCTGAAGTACAACGGCCGCAAGGAAGATACAGGCAAGCCCAACCGGTCGGAGTGGCTGGATGAGATACAGAAGCCTGGTGGACTGGGTGTTGGTAACCCGTGGTGTATCGCATTTATTTCGCACGTCATGCGTGAATGCAGCGTAGACTGGCCCCTATACCACATGAGCGCGTGGGCTATGATTGAATGGGCCAAGCAGAACGGGCGTATCACCGAAAATCCTCTGCCTGGCGATCTATTCGCATTTTTATACAACCCTGAGGCTATAGGGTTTACTCCGGGTCATGGTGGCGGGATCCTCGCCACCAACGCTGACTGGGTATGTGACGCAGATGGTAACGTTGGCGACTCTGTGTGCGTAGGCAAACGTGCTCGACAGGGCCTGACGTTCATTCGTACAGTTGACAGCGAAGACCCGCCCCTGACCATGCCACCACTGAAAGATTTAACCTTTTTGGATGGAGCGAGGACTAGATAAATGGATAAATGTAGATTGATATGGCTGCGCAACGCCTTGAAGCTTGCGACTTGGAAAACTGCAATATTCTATAACCTGTACATGTTTCGCGGCTGGATCAAAAAGGTAACGGGTAAATGAAAAACCTCGAATGCAGAAATCCTGAACGCATCAATCGACTAATCGGCGTGTTGCAGGAAATCTGGGGGGTGAGCCCGGACATGCGCATGGGGCAAGTGCTGGTCAATATCCAGACCAGGGGACCGCAACCGTTGACGGAACACGACCTGTTTACAATGGAGGATGACGAAATGCTCCACCGCCTTCAGGCCTACCGTGATCGCCTACTGCAAAACAGGGGCGCCTGTCTGTAGGCTTGATGTGCAGACCGGAGATCACACTCCCCGTACGAGGGGCAACTCGTACCCCGAGTGGGCAAGACGACCCATGAAACGGGGATTTCTGCGTTTATGCGAGTGGTGCTTGAAAAACCGTAGGCGGTGTCAGGATAGCCGCCGACCGTGGACTGATAAATCCTGGAAAACATATCGTCTCACTCAGTACCGACCCTTGCCTTAGAAGGACCCAACAGCTTTGAACCACATCAATGACCCAATCGTAACCCCCGAACGAATCCAAAAGGCTAGCCGCATTGGCAGACCAGGAAGCGTAGAACGTCTTGCAGCGTTCGTGTGTGTGGACTCCACCGATCCGTGGCGCATATTTGAAGGGTGCCAGCAGCAGCGTTTACAGGCACTATCCATGCCCTGTGTAACCGACAGGAGAGTACGATGACTTGTATTGTTGCGCACAAAGACGGCTGGATGGCGGCCGATCGTAGAAGTACCTTCTGTGGACTCATGACGGGACCGTACGTGATGAACAAGGTAGGCCATGGACCAGGTATGTTGTTTGGATGTGCGGGATCAGCGTTGTTGCAAACCCTGATACTGGAATGCGTTCAGGACATCAGCAGCCCAGAAGCAGCAATATCCAACATCGTACAGATGCTTCGGGACAGGGGCAGCAGGGAGTCTATTGGCGACACCCTTGTGCTAACCCATGACGGCATCCTAGAGATAAACGGAGACAGTTGTATACTGCCGCTGGACTCAGAGTACTGGGCGGTAGGTAGTGGATTCCCCTTTGCTGTAGGGTGGTTGGCAGGAATTCGGTCAAAGCGCAAGCTGACGCCTAAGGACGGTGTGAATGCCATTCAGTTTGCCGCAACGCTAACAATGGATGTTGGGCGTGAATGTCAAGTAGAATATCTGGGGTAATCCCATTACCTGTGTAGTCGCCAAACCTGGTATCTTGTACTCGGACTCTCGAGAGACGGGCGTCGTTAAACGTGACGCGCCCAAACACTTTCGGGTGCACGATTACCTGGTGGGCACGGCCGGCGACAGCGCTGCATTGTCTGCCGCTGAGCATTTGTTCAGTTGGCCGAAGTATCCTGGGGTTAAAAGTCTGACAAAGTGGCTGCATCGCAATTACGACGCCAGTCGTGTAGATTTCGAGAAATGCAGCATGCTTGTGGTGACCCATACCAAGCTATTCATGGTTGATGGGATGTATGTATACGAAGCTAGGGGCGCTGACGCCATTGGCTCAGGCGCACCATGGGCTCAAGGATACCTAAGAGCATTTCCAGATGACCTAGAAGGTGCAATATCAGCCGCTTGCTACTTTGATCCATACTGTGTTGGTCCGGTCCGTGGGCCGTTTACCGTATGACTAATATGTTCACATTTGACACATGTGGACAATTAGCGCGATACATGTTACCATTTACTCCCCTTGAAGGAGTAATATGTTCGCTAAAATTGCTGCTAATGCCGGAAAAATCCTGTTGGCCATTCTCATTCTGGGTGCCGGTGCCTATCTTGGCATTGACACGTCAAAATACGTGCCTTCCGATACCCCAACGCCAGCCCATATCATGGAGCCGGCATCTAGTTCATACCCTGACGCCGGGGAGTAATCCGCTATGGACGACTTCCAGAGTTGGCTGTCTCGTGAAGTCAATGCCATTCGTGAGGATTGTGGCGAAACCCGGGTGTCCGTAGGTCGTATGGATGAGCGAATGAGGGTATTGGAGCGAGCGGAGACCGAGCGAAAAACTCGCGAGCAGTCTATTGCTGATGCCTTGGCGCGGACGGGAGCGTTCCCACCGGAGCCACCTGCGTCGTCTAGGACGTCTGCCGTTAGAGCAGGAGCAGTCAACATCTCGACGGCGGGATTAGGTGGAGCAGCCGTTTGGATCATGCAGAAGTTGTTCGGCGGATAGTATTCGCTGTCTGCCTGCTAACGCTTCTGCTGTCGTGTGCGGCAGAAGCTCCGAAACACGCGCCCTCAATAGTGACCATAGCGGAACAACGTTGGTATAGGGCCATTTGTAGATGGCCTCGGTACGATGCAATCAAGATCGTTCCCGCTCCACTGGTGTGTAACAGCATAGAAGACGCTGCGGGGTGCCACGGACACGGTTTGATACGCATTGCAGATGATCTTGCACCGGAAGTTGTACCTACCGTACTGTTGCATGAAATGGGGCACTCGTTGGCCCCGTATGCTGACCCTGCACACCTGCCCGCCCATAAGGGCGTGATGTCAGCAAGCATCGCATCAGGAACAAAATACATCACAGCCCACGACATAGCCTGGGTGTGTAAAGAGTACGATTGCCCCTGTAACAACCCGGAGATACCCACCAATGTCGACTCCTCGCCTAGAACGAGCCACTGAAGAAATATACGAGGCGCTGGATCGTCATGCTGGCAACAAAAGCCAAGCGGCCAAGGACCTAGGAATACATCGCCAAACCCTCAAAGCGTTAATGGACAGAGCGGGTATTAGCGATAAGCCCATGGCGGGCGGGCAGATAAAACCGCTGCCCATGAACGTCATGCCGTTGCCCCCGAAGGGTCAGATTCAACGGTACATCGTCAGTTCCGCACAGAATAACACCAAAGTCCATTCGAGATTCGTGGCCAATCTGTTGGCGTATAAGAACTGGCTGGAAAGCAGAGACAGCGCAGTACCCAGTGTACCACTGATGATCTCTCGCTTCATGTACAACAAGACTGCTTACAACAATCACTATCTAGCTAAACCCGGACGCAAGCCCACGGCTACCGACAGCGGGGAAGCATGGTATGACGCGGCTATTGAGCCCTATGTTTGCGACGACCCGGAACGCCATGGCTCGTGTCGTTACCAGTTAGCGCCTGACCTTCAATGGCGCGCGGATGCCAACATATCGCCAACAGCGCATGACCCCTTGTCGGGACGACAGGTCGATTGTGGCACGCATTCGGGCATTTTCCCTCACACCAAACACCATATCTCCAGTCAGCCCCATATGCAGGGTGAGAAGCCACGGTTTCTGTACTCCACTGGAACTGTTACGCAGATGAACTACATCCAGCGTAACGAAGGGCAGAAAGCTGAATTTCATCATGTGTACAGCGCAATGCTTGTCGAGGTCAACTCTGACGGTGATTGGTGGGCACGTAACCTGAACGCTGACTGCAATGGATGCTTTTACGATTGCCCCGGGGGACAAGTTGTCAAGGTAAATCACGGACAGGTCACCACGGGACATCGCACTGAGGGCATCAGTTGGGGCGATGTTCACGCATCAGAGATTGATCCCGAGGTAGCAGTCGTCAATTGGGGGACACCGGACAATCAGTGCGGCGCCATTGATGCACTCAGACCTAAGTATCAGACCATGCATGACCTGTTCAGCATGCGTAGCCAGAGTCACCATGACCGCAATAAGTTTGGGGAGCGGTACAGGAAGTGGTTTCGCGGAGAGGACATCGTACTGAACGAGGTCGACCAAACACGCGACCTTGTGCACCTGGCCAGTCGTGACTTCTGTCAAATGGTGGTAGTAAATTCCAACCACGATAGACACGGGGAGCGTTGGCTGGACGAGGCGGACTTCAAGGTGGACCTGCCTAATGCGCGATTTTACCTGCTGGCGCAATTGGCCCGCCTGGATGCCATCGAGGCAGATGACGACGAATGGACCTTCCTAGAATGGGCAATGCGGCAACGAGAATGCCCTCCAGTGCGCTTTCTGCGACTGGACGAGTCATTGATCATCGGACCCCGCAATCATCCTATAGAGTGCGGACTGCACGGCGACCTGGGGCCCAATGGGTCTCGAGGCAGCACTCGCAATTTAGCGAACCTAGGCAGGCGGAACACCAAAGGCCATGACCATACCGCCACAGTATTCCAGGGAACCTATAGCGCGGGCGTATGCCAGTTGAAAATGAGGTATGCTAAGGGCCCGTCTTCCTGGAGCATTTCACACGTGCTGACCTATCTTAACGGAAAGCGGGCGATGCTCACTCAGCGCGCCGGCAAACTATGGGCATAAACGGCCACGGGTGTGCTATATAGGTACCTATGGTCGTGTCCACTCCACTATTTTTCTTTCTGCTGTTCGTCTGTTTCCTGTCAACGTTCTTAGCGGTATGGCAGGTCACTGACAAATGGCTAGCACGTCGTGCCAGGGATAAAGATGCACGACAGAAAGCAGAAGAACTAAACAAGCGCAGCGTAGAGTTCGCGCTCCGCCAATCACTGTGGGAAAAAGATCAACGCCTGGAAACATTAGAAGAGCAAAACCAGATGATGCGAGACGAATTGCGTGTGCTCAATACCCGCAACCGATTTCTCACCAACGAGATACGTTGTGACGGCAAGGCCCTGACCCAGGTGTTGCCACCATCGGATCAGGGCCCTCCGCATCGACTACGCTGAGACGAGGTATTCAGGAGCTGGCGCTGGGATAGTATCGTGCTGCTCTTCTTCATCCTCGTCTCCGGCATCCTGCTCTTCCCCTGCGTCTCGAGCGATTCCTTCTCCTGCAAGCTCCACAAGCCCAGTGATTTCGGCCATGCCTTGAGCCAGTAAGGATAGCTGACCCTGCCTGCTATCCTCTAGGTCTGCCAATCGACGGCCGTACTCCAGGACAATGCGCTCGAGGTTCGTGATTCGTTGGTCGTTGTTCTGCATTGGTTGTGATCCTCATTTGTGGGGTGTGGGACTAGAAGCCCCACTGTTGTTGTGGACTGCCACACCGTGGCGGTCAAGATGATCTTTGAGTTACGTACAGAGAATGTGTGCGAGGGAAATTCTCTGCAATCAACGACGACACAGCTTTTGCGTACTGTTGTATTTCCCACTGTGCGGAGGGAGCATCGCGCAATGTTAGAAATGCCAACCAGTTGCGCAAACTAGCACCTGCACGCATTCGTGAGTAACGAGCCACGGGTAGGTGGACTCGCGCCAGTTCCTTGGGAACGCCCACCTTCAGCGCCCATTCATACACGTCCTGGGCTTGTCGGTACTGTTCGCGCAACTTGTGTTGAAACGTCGTGGCATTGCCGCGGGTCATCTCCTCAGACCCCTTCACGGTTCCCGCCTGCTTGTTAGTGCCACCAGCGTTGCGCATCAACCGTTCGACGGTGGGCATATAGTTCTCATCTGGCAGTGGAGTGTAACGAGCTGACATTTCATTGTAGCTATTATGGACGACTATGTCGTTAGCCACGTAGTTGTGATGAGGCCCCTCTACCTCAATGTCGTAAGTCATCTCTTGCCCCACATACATAGGCAATGTAGTCACCGTTTCCCAACGAACGATGCCTTGTCGTAGAGACGGCGGTATGGCCCGCTCTTGGCTTACGACTTTGCCCATTCGGGCTACACGGTCGCCGATAACAATATCTTTCATCTGCACCCACCCTCGTTCCGTAAGAAAAGGGTGCAGCGCACTAGCGTTAATCACCATACGGCCCACATTGAGGGAGTAGATGTCCTTCACCCCTGATTTCCAGACTTCTTTCATGCGGGCGATTGTGAATTCTCCCGTTTCCTCATTTAGGACCCTCAGCAGACGAGTTTGACAGTTAGGTAGCACTCGCGTACGCCACGGTACCTTGCGTCGAGCTGGTCTAGTTACCGGAGTTCCTGCTTTGGAGTATCCGTTTCTGTGCGGGGCGGGTTCGCGATCCTCTACCCCTCCGTGCCGTAAGTCAAAAATCTGCTTGATGGTTCTTTTGTATGTCACCGCACTAGACGTGTTTGTCACTAAGGTTATTTTGGTGTCGCCAGAAAGGCACTGCGTTCTATGTCGATGCCATTCTCGATAAACTAGGATCGGAGCCTTCACCTCGATAATCATGCCTGCCATCTCAAATGGGGTGTAGTGCGAGTTGTTGTACAGATACGCCAACAGCTTTTCATCCCCCGGTTGTTCCGGTGTGCCCCAACCAAGAAACCCTTTACCTGTAGACATCCTGGCAGCCTCAATAACCCGCTCGTCAGAGCCCCAGGTTTCGATCAGTTTTACGTACCCGTGGTCTAGTATTTTGATCATTTATTCCTCAGTACATTTTTTACGGATCTGGCGGTAATTATTCCTCTTTTAGCGTCTTGCGACAGACGCCCGATACGCGAACAATAGGCACGCGCCATCACATCCATTTCCCTTGGGAAATGTTCACACAGACTACGCATGGTGATTTCATCAACAAGAACATCGTCATCCATGTCCAACACCTTGTTGAGTAATCTGTCATGGTGCTGCTGTTCCGACTGCCTACTCACGGCACGCGCAGTGTTGGCCAATCCGGTAGCCAGCGCTTTCCAGTCGCTATCATCTGGAGATCTACCGAGACCTAATCTGTACCATTGACAAAGTGCCCCGTCAGTGACTTCGATACCACAACCCTCGCACTTTACCTTCAATCTGTCCCAGTCAACTAATAGTTGGGCGCCCAGAACTTTCAGCACTTGTCGAACTACGGATAGGCCATGATCTTCTTCCGTCTCGACGGGGCCATATTTACCAAACGGCATGCGCAGGAACGGAGAATTTATCGGATTGCGCGCTATCCTGTTAACTGACTGACCTGGGAACAGCACCGGCACCCACACAGGAGTTCCCGGCTTCTTGCCATAACTCTCGTCCCTAGGTGGCAACGGAGGGCAGCAAACCTGAGCCTTTCCTCCGTACCCTTTACCCCACCACACGGTTGTGTCATCCTCCACCTTGACCACGTGCCATGTCACACCGTCTACTACTCGCGTTTCGTCCACACGGGCATCCGCGTAGTGTTCTAGGCGGATGCTGGGCACACTAGGGGCACTGGGTAGACCGACTGTACAATACTGGACCTTGACCCGTTCAATGGGAGTATCGCCTTCTCGCAGATCCAAAATGTCACTCATTCCCCCATCCTGCACTGTGGCTAACCAGTGCGCAACCTAAAAACAACGCCCTGTCTAATTTTACTTGCGTTGTCAGCAGTAAGGTGTCAAAACTCGAAGATGGATGAAAAATCAGCAATCAAACAAGCCACGAACATACAGAGAATCATTAATGATACGGGGCTGATGCTCACGGATCGGGATAAGCGGTGCACTGACAGATATGCTGTAGACGCTGAAGGTGAAACTGTGTTAGCCATCGATCCGGGGGCCGTCAGGTTTTGTCTGGTGGGCTGTCTGGAATATTACATTGCAAAGCACGGTGGGAGTGAAGCCTACCACAGCGACAATCACCCCTTGAAAAAAGTGCTGGGAAGGCATCTGGGCGTCCGTCATGGTCTGATTTCTGGGGGGCTGTGTGTTCTCTGGGACGACAGCTCTGAGGAAGAACAGGATAAAATCGCTAGGAAGATGGTAGAGTATGTCGCTGATCCCGCCGAAGCCTGACCATTCCGAATGGTCAGGCTTCGGGGAACGAGTAGATGCGCAATTCGTAATTATGGGTTTACTGAAGTGTAGGCCCAAGTTCACTTGGCGTTGTCTGGTCAGTCCTTCCAAGATGCAGTATTATTGGGAATGGCATCGGACCATGAATATGCAAATTCTTGCGCTGCACAGGTGGCGTAAACCGAATACTACGGAAATCAACTGATGAAAAAGAAGAGTTTAAAAGCAGAAACCATCAAAGGCATCTTGACCGAAGACGCATTCGATATGCTCACATGGGAGTATTTAGGCCGTTTACGAAAGATGAAAAAGTCTATACCCGGTGCAGATTGTGGGTCACCCTGCTGTATTGCTGGCCACATCGTAGCAGCCGCCGCGCGCCTGGGCATGAGGTTACCTAGCAAAGAAGCATACCGTAAAGTGCATGGTAGGCCACTCGGTGTGAAAGAAGCAGCAAAGTTCCTATGGGCACAGCAGTACGGGGAAGCCGAAGCAAATCGTCTGGACTTTTACGGGGCCGATACGAATTTCTACATATGGGAGATTACCCCTGAAATGGCAGTCGCACACATACTGGGTAAATGATACCCACTCCCGATCAAGAAGAGGAGATTCTGCGAGAATACCAATCGGGGAATACTTCGCAGTACAAGCTAGCGATCAAGTGGCAGTGTACCCGAGACCGTATACGGAACATAACCACTCCTCGGTACAGACCAACGGAGGACACACTGTGCAAGTGTGGGTGCGGTAAGAGCATGACTGCCCTGCACAAGACTGTACGGCGTAAACATCGAGAATGGCACCCGGACTGCCAAGACGCTAAGCGTAGGTTCCAAGACGAACAGAAACAGCGTCACTCAAAAGCCCAGAACGACAGAAGGGGCGCTAGAGTTAGTGACATGCGTGACAGTCCCCACACTCGTCCTGTCCTATGTAAGCGGTGTTTCGGAATACCGGATCGAAGGCCAGTACGCGGACGATGTAAGTGCGGCGAAGTATACGCGGAGGACATCGTGGAAAGACCGCACGCAATATCTGACTATGACTACACAATAGGATCCATCAAATAACATGCTCATTGTAACAGTAGAACTTCACTCCGCAATTACCGGAAAAATCACTGAAGTAGGTCGGATGCACATAATCAATGACGGTACTGGCGACCGGGAGCGCGGACAGTACGATGTTCATGTACTGCGCAAGGGAACCAAAAACACGATACAACGTCGAGGTATGGTTCGAGACTACCCGCGGTTGTCGTACAGCGTGTGGGAATTAGTTCGCCGGGGACTACAGGCCGCGCTGGGCAAGAATCCTGTGCATAACGGTGTACCGGAGGACGAGGGGGTACTATGACCATGAGCGTCAAAAACGCAGACAAACGCGCCCAGTTCAATCGGTTGCTGCACGAAGGTGAAATGGTTAGCATCGTGTTGGACTCTCGGTGCCAGGGAGTCGTGGTGCCGGAGTACTGTGTTGCCAACAGACTGCATTTGCAGATAGGCCTGAACATGGTAGTACCCATACCTGATCTGAAAGTGACACGAGAGCATATTCGGTGCACCTTGAGTTTCAGGCGGATGGGCTTTACCTGTGTATTGCCGTGGGAAGCTGTTTACTACATTGAGTCACATGATGGCTCTACACGGGTTCAATGGAATTGCAGCATCCCGTCAGGTGTCAACATGGCATCCGACGCTAGACCCGCGTCGCCTAAGCCAAAACGTAAAGTGAAAATACCACCATACCTAAGAGTCATAGAAGGAGGAAAGAAATGAAAGAAATGAAAGACCTGAGAGAAGAAGTCGCTAAAAGCATCATGGCTGAAGGCCAATTTGACATGACCGAATTTGGCTGGATAAACGAGTTGACGGACAAAAAATTGATATGGCTGCGCAACGCCTTGAAGTTTGCGACCGGTACCCCCTGCTGCATCGCAGGCCACATTGTAGCAGTAGCCCACCGACTGGGCCTGATTCCTGAAGGAATCACGGACACGTACAAAAACTATGACGTTGACGGGCTGGCTAGAGACGTATGGCGGCATGAGTACGGAGATGAAGAAGCAGAACGATTGCAGTTTACGGAAACCGGATGGGGCGATCTGGAAAACGTGACTCCCCAGGAGGCCATAAACCATATTAACGGTGCACCGCCCGTAGTGCACAATGAGCACTGATTGGCCTATCGCTATAAGACTAAGCCGTTACCTCATCAGCGGGAATACCTACAGAAACACGCCAACAAGGAAGCGTGGGGACTGTTCTGGAGCCCGGGCGTCGGTAAGACAAAACCGCTGATCGATAATCTATCCTACCTGTACCAGGCAGGTAGGATAGATGCTGTACTGGTAGTGGCGCCGAACGGGGTGCATCGTAACTGGGTCAGTGACGAAATACCCGCGCACATGCCGGACGAAGTGCAGCGGGACATGCGGCACCTCGTATGGAAGTCTGTGTCTTTCAAGTCGGCACGCTTTCAGCGAGAGATGAAAGAGATTCTGCGGCACCAAGGCCTGAGCGTAGTGGTCGTGGCGTATGAGTCCACCATTACAGAGGGTTTCAAGAAATTCGCCAAAAAACTATTCGCCCAACGTCGGGTGTTCATGGTCCTGGACGAATCGCATCGGATCAAAAATCCAAAGAGCAAGGTGAAGACCACACTAACAGCATTCGGGAAGTACGCGCACTATCGACGCATTGCCACCGGTACGCCGTTAGAACAACCATTTGATCTATACTCACAAGTCAGGTTCCTGGACCCCAACTTCTGGAAGGTGCGGGGTTTTCCCACACTAGAAGACTTCAAGCATCACTTCGGAGTGTTCGTAGATCAGCGTTTTGGAGGCAGATCGTTTGAGAAGTGCGTCAGTTACAAGAACCTCCCGGAACTATCTCAATGGGTGAAAGAAATCACGCACAGATTGACCAAAGAGGATGCTGGCCTAAATCTGCCACCCAAGATGTACACCAAGAGGTATCACAGTCTAACGCCAGAACAGTTGCGCGTATACAACGAACTGCGGGACCAGTACAGTGTAGAGTTGCAAAGCGGCGACCTGTTAGAAGCTGAGAGCGCCATGACACGGATGCTTAGGCTACAGCAGATTTGCTGTAACTTTGTGTCTTGTGAAGCGGAACAGCCCACGCAGCGCATTGACCCCAAGAAGAACACACGCATGGACCTGTGCGTAGACGAAATCCTTGACAGCTTACCACATCAGGCTATCGTGTTCTCTCGGTTCATTGCGGACATCGACGAATTGTGCCGTCGTTTAGGGGACAAATGCGTCAGGTATGATGGACAAGTAAAAGACAACGAACGCGCCCGAGCCAAGTTAGCCTTTCAGCGTGGGGACAAACAATTCTTCATAGCCAGCAACGCGGGGGCCGAGGGACAAACACTAGTGGGCTCGAAAACTATGGTATTTTACAGCAACGACTTTCAGATCATCAAGCGTTTGCAAAAGGAAGATCGTCAGCATCGAATTGGACAAACGGACAGCGTACTGTATATTGACATCGTAGCAGAGAATACAGTTGACGAATACATCGTCGAGACGCTAGTACGAAAGCATGACATTGTAACACAAGTCCTCCAGGACACTGTACGAGAATGGCTTCGATAAATGCTGATGCACACAACAAAACCCAGAGACAGAAAATGTGAGCAGTGCCCCAATGTATTCACAGTTGGCTTCAACAGTGGCCGTAAGTTGTGCAGTGACTGCCTGAACGAAGCCATAGAGGAAGGTCGAACGCGACGAAAGCGTGAGGAGCGTGAAGACCCAACAGTTTATAGGCCGCGTTATGACGGCATAAAGCATTACGAAAAAGAGGGAATGTGAGCCAGCAAAATGCCCAAACGCCAAGGTCGTTCATTGAGGCCGTAGAGAAGAAGTTCGGCGTACGGTTCGTATTTGACCTAGCGTGTACTACGCGGGATTGCATCATAACGCAATCCAACGAAAACAAAGTCCGGACAGGTTTCCACTTTGACCTGGGGGTAGACGCTTTACAGGAAGACTGGTCCCTGATACCGTACAAAGATGGGGAGGCGGCCTGGCTAAACCCGCCATGGCGTAACATCAAACCGTGGGCAGCCAAATGTCAAAAGGGAACCGATCAGATCATCACAGAAGGCGATCCTACCGAGCCCACGACGTGCGTGGACATCGTTGTCCCGGGTGTCCCTATCTTCTCCCTGTTCCCTGCAGGGGTGGGCTCAGAGTGGTTCGCCAAGTACGTACTGGGCCACTGTGCTGTCTACTGTATTAGCCCGCGCATCACCTACCTGGACCCCGAAACAGGGCTACCGTTTGTCAGCAAAAAGACCGGTAAGCCGCAGACCGGTCTGAATGATACGCTGTTGTGTGACTGGACTGGGGTACCAGGTGTATACACCTGGAAATGGATGGAGAAACAACGCCGTACGCGCAGTAAAAAAGTGTTGACGGCTGACACGGGGTGTGTCAAGTAAAGAGGGTAGGTAACGCAGGGCATGTCGCCAAGTTCACAACCCACCTGTTTTCCGCTATTTTGACCTGCGTTGCCTACCCTGTCCCAATATTTTCTTTGGTCCAACCCTAACCAAGTCTCACCAACTCCCTTAACACCTAACTAATTTGTCAGGGGGTTAGGGTTGGACCAAAGAAAATATGCCCACTTTGATATGGCTGCTCAACGCCTTGAAGTTTGTGACGGGCCTGGGGCTCTAACCAAAATGGTATAAGGACACCCAATGGAACATAAACACTTCAGTATTAAACCCTCTAGACTCGCAGACTGGCAAAAGGACCTAGAAAACAATACCGACCCATACGGACGACGTTGCTTCACATACGACCCATACGGACGACGTTGCTTCACATACGCGGCTGACTGGGCCAGTTTAATGGAAGCACGACTTTGCACCGACAGTAGTGTTGCGGATGTGGCGAATGAAACCTCCCGCCAGGCAGACACGAACGGAATCACGGGTTTCATGTACGGATGTGCCGTAAGCATCCTGGCGCACGTGTGGGAACATGGAGAAGAACTACGGCAGTGTCACAACCTAGACACGCAACTATCAGACGAAGGCAAACGCGCTAACGAATCCGGAGGCGTGCTGAACCCCGCACTGCTCACAATAGGATAAAATGTCACAATCATTACCCGGCCTCGTCGATATCGACGAGTCTGACCTGAACTACGAAAACCACGCGCCGCGTGTCGCCAATACCGCTATACAGCGGCTGAACCAACTGGTAAAGTTGGCGCATGACACAGAGGCAGAGGTCAAGAAGCTGAAGTCAGAGGTAGCCGTCAAAGAGCGGACGCTGAAACGCCTACTGGAGGTTGACATTCCCTCACTCATGACGGACGAGTGCGGTGGCCTGAAGATGCTTGAAACCGAAGATGGCCTGGTGGTCAAGATTGACACGACGCTCTGGGCCAACATCCCGGCGCCCACCAGCATCAACAAGGAAAAGGACCCTGATAAGCGTCAGGCGATGATTGACCGTAGAGAGGCCGCAATTAAGTGGTTGGAGGAAAACGATCACCATCACTTGATTCAAAGGGATTTCACTGTGCAATTTGAGAAGGGTGACGAAGCATGGGCCCGCAAGTTCAGAGCCGACCTCGCCAAGCGCAAGAAGAAATTGCACGTAGTAGAGGGAGAAAGCGTTCACTCAGGCTCACTGTCGGCCATGATCCGGTCGCTGTCGGCACAGAACGACATGTTCCCCAGAGACATCCTGGGCGTCCACGAACGGACGACCACGAGTATTAAACAGAAATAAACAATAATAAAGGAATGAACAAGAATGGCATCTAAGAAAAATGCGGCGCCCGTACAGGAACCAGTGGCCGAGGTTGAGGATGACGGTTTGACCGAGACGGCAATTGTTGCTGGACCTGAAGCACTGCCCGGCATGCTGGTGGGTCCCGATGTGGACTACACCTATGGTGAGGATCACGCAGCAGCTGAGCACAAGGTGAAGGCGGATGAGTTGATCATCCCCATGTTGAAGATTGTGCAGAGCAGCAGCAAAATCTTCAAGGACCGCCCAGATGGGTCCACTATCAAGGAGGGTGACATTTACAACAGTGTCACGGGCCAGGTGTTTGACGGCACCAAGGGACTGCTTATCGTGCCCATCTGCGCTAAGGCTTGTGTGATTGAGCGCAAGTCGTCCAAGGACGGTGGGCTATTCATCGCCAAGTTGTCCGCTGAACTGACCGGGCCAAATGCGGATCCCCGTGTGGTCAAGGCCTACAAGGCCAACGGACCCGACGAGTGGCGTGGCCTAGAGTCAGATACCCGCACACAGTTTGGATACACTGTTGAAGTGCACGTCGTCCTGATCGATCCGGCTGACGGTACTACGCCACTGGGTGTTGCTATGATTCCGTTTGCCGGTACCAATATCTTCCCCCGTAAGGCGTGGTGGTCCGGGATGGCGGAGGCGCCCAAGGGCACCAACGGTAAAGGATCGCCCCTGTACGCCTTCCGTACGGTGCTGAAGACGGAGTTCCGGCCAGGTAAGACCGGACAGCAGGACTCGTACAAGTACCTAGCTGAGCCGTATGGTGGCAACTGGAGCCGCTGTCGGTTCGTCGAAAAGGCTCCAGTGCATGCTGACGCACTAGAGCGGTGTAAGCAGTTCCACCAACTGGTTGACTCCGGTGCGCTGGGCAGGGTTGACTACTCGGACGCGGACGACAGCGAGGAAGCGCAAGAAGCAGCGGTGATGGAAGAGCCGGCGTTCTAGCCATCTGGGGCACGGACGCGACGTGTCCGTGCCTCGATTTACTTGACCCGGCCCACAGGGGCGTCAGTTGTACTGGTGGAACAGTACAGGCAAACGCAAGGTGGGCAGTGACGGTACTTACATCGTGCCGACCCGAAGCGGCAGGTCTTCGGGGCGTTTAAGTCGGCTCCCAACAGCATGGTGCGCGAGCGAGGTTCATCGGATGGAGCTGACGCTGTAGGGAGATCCCGCGACCGGGTTTTGGTATGTTCCCGCATGAAACAAATGTTGGGAGCCGACTTAAGCGTAAATAACGAATAACAAATAACAACCAAAGGAGAACCAACATGAACAAGAATAACTTGCTTACCTACAAGGTTGTCAAAACACTATCTCTGACCTTCCTTTTCTTCTTCTGCTTCGGCGGATGGGCTTCGTGCACGGCAGACAATTACGTGCGCACACAGTCTCCAGGTTATCGTTACCACGAGATCCAGATCAGATTGGATGACGACAACGGGGCACTGGATTCTGTACCTATTCATGCCAAAACTAGTGTCCAGGAACGGTAGCGCTAGTCATGGGCTACACGACAAATTTCAACGGCAGGTTTGAGCTGGATAGGCCTCTAACAGCTGAACACTCAGCATTCCTTCAAAACTTTGCGAGCACGGATCATCGAGACGAGTCCGACGTACCGGGCTATTATTGTCAATGGGTGCCAGCCGTAGATGGCACGGCCATCGTCTGGGACGAAACAGAAAAATTCTACGACTATGTAGAGTGGCTACAGTACCTCATAGACAACCACCTAGGACCATGGGGGTACACACTCAATGGCGCTATGGAATGGGCAGGGGGAGACCCTGATGACCAGGGCGTAATCCACGTCAAGGACAACGGGGTGCAGGCTATACCCAACCTCATAATCAGGACCGAGCCTACATTCATCAAACCGGAACCCAAGTGGAACAAGTAAAAATGGATACTAGTCAAAACCCAACAAACACCGAAGAATTTCTTGAGTCCCTGACCAACGAACCAATCCCCGCACGTGATCGCGGCGCCAAGGTTGGTGGCACGGGACAATCCATTGACGAGTACCTGGCAGCAACCAAGGGCCGCACTAACATCGAAATCGCGTCCCAGGGCATGCGTACCAAGAGCATGGTAGATAAGCCTTCGGACCTTCAGTTGAAGGTCCGCATCGAGCTGTCCGACATGAACCGTGCCCAGCGCCGCGCATGGCTGGCACAACAGTCCCGGGAGGCTGGTAAGATTCGTCGTAGGTATTTGACGGCGGGTAAGGGAGGACAAAAGTGACAATATCGAATTTATCCACGCATTGATTCGCCGAACAGTGTCGGGAAAAGACAATAGCCAAGTCTAAGTTTATACAGTCGAGAGTGGCGGTGCATTCCGGGTATTTGACGAATTGGCTAGATTCAGGAAGACACACTAGTCCGGGCGGAGTACTGCTCACAGTGCCATCTTGGAATGGACTGTCCCATGTAGAGCAGGCTGTCCGACTCTCCCGCAATCAACACTGGCCGGAATCCCTACTGGAAGACTACCCGATGGAGTTGATTAGCCATTACTGGGCGACCAGGTTTCAAAAAGCAGTGCTCGCCGTCATATCGGGCGTGGTGGCCAACAGCGCCAAGGCACGGGCTAGTGACCTGATCGTTGACATCTCCGGGACTAGGTTCATCGAAGGTGTAACCAACCTCACGGAAGATACGCTGAGAGCAGTCCGCAGGGACATGGGGGAAGGTAATTCCGTAACTGGTCTGTGTATGCATAGCGGTGCACTAAACTCATTCAGGAGGAGGTACACAGATATGAAATTCAGTGACGATGGATTTCCTAATCCCTCTCCTGGTGTATATGATTCCTACCTGTTCGGATCCGGATTCCTAGAGTACGCCATGTCGTGCCCACCAAATCCGACGGCTGTCGTAGATCGAGACGGAGAGAGGGAATTTTGGCATCGTGTCAGTTGGTGCATACATCCGGTAGGGCATCAGTTTGTTGGGCTACTGGGAACAGACTCATCCGGACCCACCAACAAAGACCTCAGCAATGGGGACAATTGGAAACGAAGTGCGGAGAGTCGGGACCAGATTCCGTTCGCTTGTATTAGAACGCGAGAGTTTTGACACCTTCTGGGAAACTCCTGATACGTTGATATGGCTGCTCAACGCCTTGAAGTTTGTGACGAGCCCCGTCAGGTAACCCAGTTACAACCCCATCCTCTTTTCTTTACCTGACATGTTGAAAAGGCTGGCCGGCGCCATGAAGCTCGGCACAAATCCCGCCGGCATTGCTAATTTACCGACTGGAGAAAACACCATGAAAACCTGGACGTACACTGGGCGATTCCCTAAACCCGACTGGTACACACCATGAAAGCCATAACGGAAAACGGCAACCGCATTAAGTTGTGGACCGATCACGTACCGCCGTTGGAGGATACGGCTATGCAGCAATTGAAAAACGTGAGCCAACTGCCGTTCATTCACAAGCATGTCGCTTGTATGCCCGACGGACATTGGGGAAACGGGGCTTGTGTAGGAAGTGTCATTGCCACCAAACACGTGATAATTCCAGCTGCCGTCGGGGTGGACTTGGGCTGCGGAATGGGCGCAGTAAAGACCAACCTACGCGCAGAAGACCTACCGGATTCACTGTCCACCTTACGCTCTGACATCGAAGCCGCCGTACCTCACGGACGAACCAGCAACGGCGGACCTGGGGATCAAGGCGCCTGGGGGAGTGAAGTACCCAAGGACGTGGCAGCCCCCTGGTCGCTCATGCAGGACAAGTTCGACTTGCTGTGTGCAGACCACCCTAAGTTGCGTGGATGCAACACCGCAGTACATCTTGGCACCCTGGGCACGGGGAACCACTTCATAGAGGTGTGTCTTGACGAGTCTGACGCAGTATGGGTTATGCTGCACAGCGGATCTCGTGGCGTAGGTAATCGCATCGGTAGTTACTTCATCTCCAAGGCCAAAGAGGAGATGGAGCGCTGGCACATCAACTTGCCGGATTATAACCTAGCGTACTTGCCGGAAGGATCCGAATACTTCGGTGACTATGTTCAGGCTGTGCGATGGGCACAGCAGTATGCTCTTGTTAACCGTGAAATCATGATGGCTCGCACGCTGAACACGCTAGAGCACCACGTAAAACCTGTCATAGTTCAGGCCCAGGCTGTGAACTGCCACCATAACTACGTGTCGTGGGAACGGCACTTCGGGTCCGACGTAATCGTTACACGTAAGGGAGCACTGCGCGCGGATGACGGCATGTGGGGCATCATCCCGGGTGCCATGGGAAAGCGTTCGTACATTGTCCAGGGCAAAGGTAACCGCGAAAGCTTCATGTCGTGCTCACACGGCGCTGGTCGTTTGATGTCACGGACACAGGCCAAGAAAACCTTCACCCTGGAAGACCACGCCCGGGCCACCTTGGGTGTGGAGTGCCGCAAAGACGAAGGTGTGCTAGACGAAACTCCGGGTGCCTACAAGGACATCGACGCGGTAATGAGAAGCCAAGAGGATTTAGTTGACATCAGACACACCCTGAGCGCAGTATTGTGCGTTAAGGGATAGAAAAGGGAATACAATGAAAACACTACTGAAAATGATCGCAGGTTTGGCACTCGGCATTCTGGAGGCCCTCATGTTGGGCCTTGTTCTATCTCATCTATGGGCCTGGTTTATCGTGCCGGTGTTCGCCGGGACTGCACTCATCGGGTACGTACAAGCGGTGGGTGTTGCACTGGTGGTAAACCTACTACTCCTTAATGTGCATTCGGCCGTCTTGACCCGTAAGCCAGAATCATCCGATAAAACAGACTGGGTGAAACCACTAGTGACCAGTGCAACAAAAACGTTTTTTATCTATCCGCTGGCACTGCTGATAGGATACGTATGGAGCCTGTTTCTGTGATTGAACTCACGGAAGAACAATCCCTGTGCTGCGATGAGGTAATACGCTGGTACAACGATCCCAACGGAAAACAGGTCTTCCGAATCGAGGGAGTAGCGGGTACCGGCAAATCATCGACAGTACCGCACATCGTCAAACTCCTAGACATCAACGTCTTGTACGCTGCATTCACAGGCAAAGCTGCCCTGGTCATGCAGCAGCGCGGCTGCGTGGGCGCGAGCACCATTCATCGCCTCATTTACCTGGCCAGCGGGCAAGGCGGCAAAAGCACGGTGGACGGTAAGCAGAAGCAATTGGACGAATTGCTAGCCGAGATGAAAGGCGGAACTGACGAAGACGCTTACTACGCCGACGTCCATCCGGAAGTAGTACGCCTGAGGGAAGAAATCGCCCAACTACACGCCAGCGCACAGTCCCCGGTATTCCGGCTGAACCTGGACAGTCCTGTACGGGAAGCAGACCTTGTCGTCATTGATGAATGTTTCGTCGGCAACACAATGATAGACACACCAACCGGGCCGCGACCCATTAGCCAGTTGCGTGTTGGTGACAAAATCCTAAACAGTAACGGAACGGACACTATTAGTGGAACATCGAGAAAAGAAGCCAGTTCGGGGGTGCAGATTACCTTTGGAGGAGAGACAGTCACGTGTAGCGAAGATCATATCTTCTTTACCTCCAGGGGAAACGTCCTCGCTAAGCACCTTAGACCTGGAAGCCTTCTCGCTCAGACAACCTCGTGCGTGCGACTGCTGCGGGACAGTATTTACTCCCAGTTCAGCCAGTTGGACCCGTCGTTTCTGCAAAGCAGGTTGCTCAACGCGCTGGTGGATGCGTCAACCGGGGTTCAAGGAGAAAATATATACCCCAGAACGAAATGCAAAAGCAGGTGCTGCCCGAAAACGATTTCTGGCCTCTGGGACACCGGAAGCATTGGCACAGATAGACCGCATACGAAGGCTAAACCCCACGTCAGACCCGAACGTGTGCAAGAAAATCAGCGAGGCACACAAGGCCAGTGGGCACAAACCGAAAATTCAGGGCGGGAACGGTCGTGGTCTGACCGAACCACAGAGGAAGATGTTGCACGCTCTCGGACCCGACTGGGAATCGGAACTTGTCGTGACTACGGGAGGTCTACCGCATTGCTACAAGCTGGACGTAGCACACCGGACACTGAAAATATGCATCGAAGTGCACGGCGGCAGCCACCATTCCAAAAGTATTCAGGCCGCCGACGCCCGAAAGAAAAAATTCCTGATTTCACACGGGTGGACAGTGTTCAGTTTCTGGAACAAGGAAATCCTGAATTGGATCAATTCAGGGATGCCGACGGAAAACTCTATCTCTATGACATTGAAGCGACACGGCATCATTCCTTTTCTGTTAACGGATGCCTAGTCCACAACTGCTCAATGGTATCTGACGATCTTGCCAAAGACCTCCTGTCCTTTGGCACTCGCGTCCTAGTCCTCGGCGACCCAGGCCAGCTGCCCCCGGTATTTGGTGAAGGGTACTTCATGAAAGGTGAGCCCGATTTCAGGCTGACCCAGATTCACAGGCAGGCCCAGGAGTCCCCTATCCTGACACTGGCGACGATGGCTCGAGAGGGCCGCCGAATCCCTGAAGGTGTATACGGTAACTGTGCAGTAGTTCATAAAATTACACCGGAACTGGCGATAGAGGCCGACATCATTCTGTGCGGCCGTAACAAGACCCGTCATGTCAACAATGCCCGAATGCGGGCCCTCCGTGGCTTCTCAGGCGAGTTTCCACAACCCTGCGAGAAACTGGTCTGCCTGCGCAATAACCACGAGAAAGGGCTACTGAACGGCTCCCTGTGGATCGTTAAAAAGTGTCACCAGTTTAGCCGTCGCAAGGTCAGTCTGACCGTTGTGCCTGAGGAAGGTGGATTTCCGATTAGTGTCCTGGCACACGCTCAATACTTCAGGCAGTACGGGCACACTGAGGACCCAGTGGGCCCGGATGACCTGACGTGGGTTGACAAATTGCAGAAAGAGGAGAAATCCATCGGGTTCGATATCAGGGAGGCGGAATCATTCACTTATGGATATGTACTGACGACGCATAAATGCGTCGCACCAGAAACCTTCGTGGAAACGGAATTCGGCCTGCGGACAATAGATTCCCTTCAGGATAAAGGATACATCGGAACTGCGGAAGGAATGCGTGAGTTCACTGAAAAACATACCTACCCAGAAGGTCCTATGCTGCGCATAACAACCCGCGATGGCTACTGCGTGACAGTCACCCCGGATCACAAACTGATGTCGTGGACTGGTCAAATGTACCAGCCGGTGTGCGCAAGCCAACTAGAGGTAAACCAGTTTCTACGGCTGCGACTGGGCAACTCGGTACAAGCTAACTATCTGCCGAGTATGTTAGGGCCAGTCCCCACCGATGTAAGAGCCAAGGTACACCAACTGCCAACCGAAATGACGGAAGACTTTGCTGAGTTTCTGGGGTTAATGGTAGCAGATGGCTGTATCTACAACAGCGGATTTAGGCTGGTAAAACGATATCGAAGCGTTGTGGACAGATTCTCGGAGCTAGTTAATTCACTCTTTGGTTTGCAGACTATTGTCCTGCCACATGACATATCACCAGCATGGAAATGTGAAATCAACAGTACGCAAATATCTGACTGGTTGCGATGTCACGGCGGTCTATCACCTAAAGCCAAAGGTGTGCCGCGAGTTGTACTACAGTCTCCGGTTGGGATTCAGGCTAAATTCTTACGTGGCCTGTTTGAAGACGGCAGCGTTAGCAAGAGGGATCACTCTGTCGAACTCACATCTCACGCAGGCCCCGATATGTGCAGCCAAGTACAACTGCTACTGCTACGACAGGGCATTATTTCCTGCATTAAACAATATGCCAGCTACCGCCGTGTGCATATTCAGGGTCGGTCGGTTCAAGTATTTAGAGACAAAGTAGGTTTCGTTAGCCTTGAGAAGAATAATCGTCTGGCAAACGCTCAGGCAATGAGCGACATGCGTAAACGTGTACCGGTCAACGTCTTTCTAACAAAAGACGGGAACGCTCGTTTGACTGGATACACCTCACGGGAACTGGCAAGTCCAGAGATGCTGGATTTTCATCACGACCAAATTGTCAACATTGAGCACATGACGGGCCCTTCCATGTGTGTTACAGTCCCCAGTTTAGGACGTTTCTTGCAAAACGGCTTTGACGGCTACAACAGCCAGGGATCACAATGGGACAACGTCCTAGTGCTGGACGAATCTCGACAATTCGGTAACGACTCGCGTAAACATCTTTACACCGCCATTACACGTGCTATCACCAAGGTTACGGTGAAGATATGAAGCCCCTCCAACACGCTCGTAATTCTGCCAAGAAGTGGGGAGGGAAGCCTGAAGACTATCAGGCGATTCACGACTTCTTTGACTCCAGCAAAGCAGCACTGCCGGACATTCGACACCGAGCCATCCTGCACAGTGCTTTCGGCATCTTCATACTGGAGCGCGTATTCGGAACCTACATCACCAACTCTTCAGGACGACAGATATGCGTGCGTGACCTAGGCGAAGATCACGTCATGGAGGACATGGGATTCATTCCTACAATGGAGCGCTGGCTAAAAAATACGCCGATCGAAGAATGGATGACAGGCAGCCGTCGTAAATCTCGCAGTAAAATAATACCCTACAGCACAGAAAAGGTAGATTGATCATGACAACACTTCAAGAAATTGCCGCCAAAATCAAGGATCTTCAGGAAACCTTTCGTACGGAGGGCAAGAGCGCGCTGCACGCCGCATTCAAAACGTTCTTCACTGAAAACCCCATCGTCAAAAAGGTTATCTGGGTGCAGTACACACCGTACTTTGATGACGGGAATCCCTGCACTTTCATGGTTGATGACATGGTCTGTAAACTGAATGCAAATGCAGACGACGATGACCACCACCAGTGTGATGTCATCGAGATAAAACGGACGGAAGACAACGAGCACAACAGAGCCTGTTTGTGGCGAGACAATCCGTTACGGACGTTGTCTGATGAAGAAAAGAAAGTCATCACCGATTTCGACGAATTGCGTAAAGGGTGTATCGGGCTTGATGATATGCTGGAGACAGTGTTCGGCGATCACGTGAAAATCGTGGCTACTGCCGAGGGATTTCAGGTCGACGAGTACGACCATGAATAGCATAATTTACCTGTTACAGTGTCAGATAGCCGTAGAATCACAACGACAACGAAACTGGAAGAAAGGTCAACCGAAGGACGTGGACCTGTACTTCCGTTGTGAAACCTGGGGACCCGAGTAATGTCAGGAAATCTCTTTTACGGCCTTGAAATCAACCACGAGTCCACGCGCAATGAAGTTTTGAGGACTGTTGACGACCTGAGGTCCGTCGTACCAAGGGCAACGTGGACTAGCCCGGACAAGTTGCACCTTACGCTACTGTTCCTGGGCGCAGTCCCCGAAACATTCGCCTACAACACCTTGGAAAGAGCGTGTCGTGGGCTATCGCCCTTCCATATCACGTTCAATGGTACGGGGTATTTCGTAAATAATAAAGGACCACGAGTCCTTTATGCTACGGTGGCCGAAGGTAAGCACCACTTGGTAAAACTCAACCAAGCGCTGGGCGGAAAAGGCACCTACAATCCACACCTGACACTGGGCAAGCTAGAGCAGTCCGGGGATTTCGCCCCTGCGTTTTCGGGCATGGCCAAGCGCCTCAAGGATCATGATTTCGGCAGTGTGCGTGTCAGTAGCATCAAACTCTACCGCACAGTGGGCGGGGGCCGGCCATATCAGGTCGTCGCCGAACACGGGCTGAGCGCATGATGGATGACAAGAACCTGACTGCACTAGACGAAATGAACCGAGCATATGAAAAATGGCAGGAACATCAGACGCTGAAAAGCGAAACGAAACCCGAAAACGCCCGCACCTATCCTCACTACTTTAAACGGCTGCCCAGGCACACCACACACGTGGATGTGTATAGGGTCATCACGTTGTTTGATGTACCAGCAGGACCAGTAGACCACGCAGTCAAAAAGCTCCTATGCCTAGGCAAACGGGGCGGCAAGAACTATCGTCAGGACCTAACTGAGGCCCGGAACTCCCTGAACAGGGCCCTGGAAATGCTAGATGAGGACGAGGCGTGAGTAAACAGGGAGACTGGAGATCCGAAACCGCAGAAGACCGCGCCGAATATCAGCGTTGGTTGCGCCGTAAGATCAACAAAGCCCCTCACTCAATGACTTGTCGTGTGCTGAATTGGAACTACTGTTCCAGGTGTGGGCTAATGGCATTGAAGAACGAAGCCACCAGAAAAGCATTGCAGCAAGGATGTGAGAAATGATTGGCCGCTTACGACCCGGAGAACACATGATAAACCTCAGAGACGACTACGGCCTAATCGTGAGAGGCAGCCCGGCGGAAGCGATAATATCAGCCATGCAGCGCTGGGGCTACCCACAACGTTGGCATATGCACGCAAGGCCATATTCAGGTCTCAGCGTTGTATTTAATCTCATCGATCACAGGAACGTATCTCTCAGTAAATATCTTAAAAATAAGTGGGAGGCCGTACTATTAGGCATACCCGTCCGAGTAGACAACACTGAGCCGTGGCCGATCACAATGCCCGAGCTTGTTCTGAGATCGTTGCAGTTTGGGAGACAAGAAAACCCATGAGCAAAATAACCATCATGATGGGCCTACCAGGCTCAGGCAAAACCACGTGGGCTAAAAAGAATAGGCCACGCCACATACACTGCTCAGCTGACGACTACAGGACAGACGAATACGGTAACTACAAGTTCTCACCGGAGCTGAATAGCAAGCACCACAATGAGTGCTTTAACAACTACCTGAATTTAATTCTGGACGATCACGATATAGTGGTTGACAACACCAATACTACACTTCATGAGATTGCCCCCTACATGACGCTAGCCCAGTCGCAGGATGATACGGTAGAGGTCATGCTGTGCCAACATTATGAGTCATTCGATCGGCAAACCCACGGGGTGCCACTCGAGGCATGGCTTAGAATGAAGGAACAGATGACAAGTGCATTGATGAATTGGCCAGAGTATTGGCCAACGGTGCAAAGCGCACACCACGGGGTACACGGATGATGTCCAGTCAATATGACCAATCGCCAAACAGTGCCGAGAAAACTATCGACCAAAACAAACGCTAAGAAAGACAGGTTAAGACTAATGGGAACACTTTTTAATCAGCCAGAGCGACCGGACTACTTCCGTGCGGCACTCGCGTTCATGGAAGTAGATAACCTGGCTACGCTAAAACCCAATGAAATTCATGCACTGTGCGACTTAGCTAGAACACTTTCTGCACAAAATGACAGGGATAGACTTGATGAGCAGTTAGCCGGATTCGGAGAACTGCTTAGAGAACTGGTTATCGCGCTAGATAGAGATGACAGAGCGTCAGTTTAGCCGGGTGCCCCATTACCATAAGCCTCCGAGGGGCATGAAGTTTGCGACGGCATACGATATGAATCAAAATCACACTCCCCGTACGAGGGGCAAATCGTACCCATGAAGCGAACCAAACCTGGCACTTGCCCGTTCACAATTCCGCTATTTCAACCAGTTTCCGAATGGAAGCCGCCTGTCCTTTCAGAACTCCCCGCCTGGAAAGGCGAGAAACGTGTAGGCCTGGATTGTGAGTTCGATGACCCCACCCTAAAAACGCTGGGGCTGGGTGCCCGTCGTGGCGTCAAGATGGCAGGATTTTCGTTCGCATTTGAGAGCGGACAGAAATTCTATGTCCCTGTTCGTCACCCTGAGGGAAACGTAGACTGCGAACAGGCCATGCGGTACTACCGCGATCAGGCTCGGGACTACGAAGGAGAGATCGTCGGAGCCAACCTGCCTACTGAGTTGGACACCGCCAAGTACGAGCCTACGGGGGAGATCATATTCCCCAAGGTCAAGGCCTTTCGGGATGTCCTGGTCGCAGACCCACTGATCTACGAACTGCATGAGGACGGGTATTCACTGGAAACTGTGTCCCGCCGTAGACTGGGCGAGGGAATAGGCAAGGACGAAGCCTTGCTGCGTGAAGCCGCGCAGGTGTTCGGCGCAGACATGAAGAAGCCCAAGTCGTGGAAGGGCATCATTCCGAAGTTACCGTCAAAGTACGTTGGGCCCTACGGCGAAGAAGACTCCTACCTGCCGCTACTGATCCTTCAGGTGCAGGACAAGATCATTGATGGACTAGGTATTCGTCAATGCTGGGACCTTGAATCGGATCTGCTGCCCGTCCTACTAAAGATGCGGCAGCGCGGCGTACTGATAGACTTCGATCAACTGGACAAGGTTGAAGCCTGGGCGCGGCAAGAGGAATCCAACGCGCTTGACCAGATAAAGCACATGACGGGTGTGCGCATC